GGTTCGTACCCTGGGTCAACAGGGTCGGGGTCAATGGGACCGTTGAACAGGAATTCGGGGTCGCTTGCAATCGGTGTGGTCGTGGTTGCCGCAAAGTCGGTCAGGTTCAGGATGCGGCGCAAGGTTACTCGGCAGGGCTTCATCTGCCCGACCAGGTAGTCACGAATCTCCAGCAACCGCCAACGGATGCCGCCGTAGTACACGGGCTTGCGGAAGTCCAGTTGGTAGATGTCCACGGATGAGAGCAGCATCGTGAGTTCCAACTGCAATGCCTCTTGGGACACCGTTTCGTTGATGTAGTTCAGCCAGTAGGTGTTGTAAAGGTTGTTGTTCGTGTAGGCGTACGGGTTGCCACTTGCGTTCACGGCGTTGTAGTACACCAACCTTGGCTGACCGAAGGCGAGGTCCACATTCGGGGCGTACGGGTTGTCAATGTGGGATACGAAGGGCATCTTGAGTATGCCGACCGACAAGGCAACATTCCCGCTGACCCCGTATTGGTAGGCCCACTCGGTCTGTCCTTCGATGAGGTTGTATTGCGCCAATCGGTAGCCCGTTTGCAGGGGCTTGATGGTCCCGCTTGCGAGGCTTCCGTCGATGTCCCAAGTACGGCCCACGATTTTGTCGGTGCTGAAGGATGCGGGGATAAGAGTGCCGCACAAGGTTTCAACCACCTTATCTCCCTTGCCGTAAAAGTTACCCGTGTTAAAGATTCGCCCGCCGTAGCCTTCCCTTGCGAGAGGGTAGGACTGCTTATAGGTTTTGGACAGGTAATCGCCCATGTCCTTGTACTTGAAGATGATATTGGTATAGGCGTTTGGGTCGCCGTTGGTGAGGTTCTGCTCGGCGTTCTCATCGGATTTTTGCGACCAATCCACCACCGACCCGCTGGAATAGAAGTCCTTCCAAGGCTCGATGTATAGGAGTTTCGGGTCTTGGGGGTCGGGCATGAATTGCAAGTTGAACATCTTCTGCAAATCTTGCAGGAGGTCCGACTGCTTGACATCGGCAGGCAGGGCGGTCCGCATATCCAGCGTTCCGACATTACTCCAATTCTCAAGGCACTCAAATTGTATGCTGCAATTTGGTTGCTGGTCAAAACTTGCCACTTGGGAATCAACTATGAGCCTAACATTTATCCCCGCACGAATTGAAATATTTGAAAAAACCACATCTTGAAACGCATCCTTGGTAAAGATTGAGTTCCATGAGCCATCATTGTTTAATGCTGGTATGAGGGCTATATTTTGATTGTTTGTTGTATCTCTTAACGATATACCGAAAGGAAGCCTTGTCCCAGGTGCGGACCAAGTAAATTTCAATTTTACCCTAATATTCCACCGAGTGGTCAAATTTGGCGACACGAATGTGCTTGACGATGCGACCCAATAGTTTGGCCTATCATAAAGCGGAGGCGTTGAATCGTCTTGAAAAAGCAGGAACCCCGTTACGGCAGAATAATTCGCCCCACTGCCTCTTGCAAAAATATTGGACCCCGATAGGTTTATCGGCATGGTTCCCGCCGCATAGGGCATCACCAACTTGTTGAAGAAGGATGAATTGAAGAATGTGCTGGAATAGCGAAACCCCGCCTCGGCAAAGATGAGGTCCACCATCTTCTTGACATAAATGCTGGGACCGAGCCTCCACCATGGGGCTTGGAACCAACCGCCCCCTTGGTTCAAGATGTCCGTGAACCCTGCCGCATCCACCACCCCGTAAACATACCCGCTTGATGCCGCACCGCTTGCCGTCCAAGTGCCGCTCACATGGCCGCTGGTGGGCGTGTGGTTCATGCCCGTAACGCCTGCCGTGTTGACGAGCATATTCCCCTCAATGGCTTTAAACAAACTCACATTGTCCGTAAACAACCCCACCTCGTAGGTGACGGTTCCCTTGGTCTTGCTCATGCTAAGCAGTTGCAGCACACCCGAAAACACCTGCACCCCGTCCTCCCACATTGCGGCTCTTATCCGCTTGTTGGGTTGGAATCCACCCACGAAGGACTGGATGTTGTAGGCATACGCAAAGCAGGCCCGATTCGTCGGGGTGTTCGGCAGGGTGATGGTCTTGCTGAACGACCCCCGTTGCTTCGTGACATCTTCAATGTCGCCAATGGAATAGGTGACTGCGATATCCGTTCCGCCCATCGTGTCCAGGACATAGGCGAGTTCGGGCATGGCATTCAGCCCCGCAAAGCGTAGGTACAGGCAGTCAAAGCAGGCCTCCTCCTTAGCGGTTGCCCCGTCCGCATCGGCACGGGCGTTGAAGTTATTCCACGCCGTTAAGTCGTCGATGAAGGTCGCTGTCGGGTAAGCGATTAGCGTGACGCTCATAGGATGTTATTATCGTAGGCCACGGCCACCTCAATCTGCAACTGCGTGAGGCGGTCGTTCCGTCTGGTTACAAATTGATACTGGTTGGCATTGACCACCGCTTCCACAAGGGTTCCCCCAAGTTCGAGCCATACATACCCGCTCCGCACCATTTCAATCAGCCACTCGGATTCGGCATCGGTCAGCCAGTCGCTATTCAGGGCGTACACGAAGTCAAACGACCCCGCCCAAACTTTGTTGTAGGTCGTGGTTGCGTACACATCGGAGTTGTACCCAAACACCTCCCGCTGGATGTTGGCCCGCTTGCGGTTCTTCATGGTAAAGGTGTAGGAATCAATCCCGCCGTACTTGTTGACGAAGTGAACGGGGATGGAGTTGAATCGTTCGCAGGGGCCGAAGGTGAAGGTGGTTGGAGGTGACTGACTTGACGCATTTGACACAAACCTCACCGTATAAGAATCCCCCTCCACCGCTCCGCTCAATGCGGGGATGCTGCCCAACAAATTCGCAGGACCGCAGGCAAAGCGCTGGATGTTGTAGTCCGTGGTTCCCGAAAGGCTGGGGCTGACCGCAAAATCGTAGTTCACCCCATTGTAGGCAACCCGTGCTGATGCGAGCCATGAATCAAAGCCAGCGGCCACATATTTGGTCCCGTTGATTGCAAGGAAGTTGCTGCCTCCTTGGTACACCGTGAAGGCCGTGGGGGTAGTTAAAGGTCGCACCAATGTAAAAGTGTTCCCGAATCTAAAGTAGGTGTCAAGGCTCCAGTCAGCAAGTTCCAACTGCTCCAGGTTCCCCGCAAAGGCCATCACCCCGCTGACCGTTGTGGTTGCTCCCGTGACGACGGGGGTGTTCCCGTACTCTTGCGTGAAGTCCAAGCGATAGCCCGAATAGAACCCCGAATGGTCAGCAAATCCCGTCTGCGTGAGCGTTGGGGCCGTCGGGGCTATCAAGGTTTCAACGACCTTCTGAACATCAAAGAATCCGAAGTTGGTGGTCGGCAGTTTGTCGCACTTCAGCCTTGCCAGCGTCGTGCCTGCGGGGTTCTTGACATCGCAGACATACCTGTAATTGGGTTGTGCAATCAGCGAGCCGCTGACTTTGTAAAGCATCTTGTTGTAAACGGGCGTGGCCACAAGGGGCGAACCCGAAAGGACGGTTATGGACATGGGTTATCGGACGGTTGCGACGCTGATGGACTTGCCGAGGACTTCGGCGATGTTTTCGGTTAGGACATCCACCATCTCCTTGGTGGCGGCATTGGACATAAAGTTGGTGGCCCGTAAGCCTTCCCGCCGAATCTTGTTGGCGATGTTGATGGCGAAGGAACGGTTGGCGGCCTTCTTGTCACGGCCTTCCAGGGGGATTTCTTTGAATGCAATCCACTCCTGAATGGGTCGGATAGGTGGCCGTTTGTCCCTGTATTGGAACGGGCTATTTGGAGCACGGCTACTGCTGACCGCACCCTTGACACCGAGGTCCACGAACTTCCAATAGTCGTTGGCCACAATAGCGACCACGAAGGAAGTGTCGGTTAGGGTGATGGGCTTGATGTCAATGCTTGCCGACAGGGAATCGCTTGCAATGGCGTTGGCGTTGGCGAGGTTCTGCTTGGCGAGCCTGACCACCCCCTCCAGCCACTTGGTGACCAGGGCGTAGGACTTGTTTTCAATTGCTCCATCCGCAAGGCTTACCCCGAAGTCAGCCAAGGCCTCCTTCTGCAAGTCGGTCAGTTTCTTCCCTGACCCACCGACGAATACATCGAACTCCATGGTTGTAAATGTAGGCCCGCAAACAAAGTGTCCTACTTCCTCCGCATCCGCTCTGCTTCCATCCGTTCGGCCTCCAAGATGTCGTGGATCAGCAGCGCATAGTTCAGGAACTCCACCGCCTTCATTGCGAAGATGGCCTCAAACTTTAGGACATCCTTGTTCGCCATCCTCCACACCACCATCAGCCAACCGTAGCCAGCGAGGGGGTTGGTTACTGGCCCTGCATCCCTTTCGTCAGGTGCTTGGAATAGTCGCTCAAAACTTTCAAGTAGGATTCTGAACTTAGCAAAAAAAAACTGACCACCCCCCAAACATCACCAATCTTGGCGTTTGCTTTGAGCAGTTCGGCCCGTTCTTGATGGCTTGCCCCGTCGTACTTCTTCGGGAAGTATCCCATGAACCCGCCCTCCCTGCAAAGGGTCGCCATGATGCGGTGCAGGTTTTGGACGAGTTTCTTTTCGTCCGTGGTGTCGGTGTCCATTAGGTCTATCAGTTGGCCAGCGGTGAGTTCATCGGTGAAGACGGTCGGAATCCACCACTTGCCACCCGCTTTGAACCGCCTGCGATATGCCAAGGTTGGTAACTCGTTCCACTCTGCGATAATGGTCTTGTAGCGTTTTGTCAGCCCCTTGGCGGGCATTTCCCTTACGAGTGATACATCCACCCCCTCCACTATCGCCACGACCCCTGCACGCTTGTCGTAATCGGTCAGCACGGGGCTGAACTCCAGCGCAGCGATGCGTTGGAACTGGTCGATGGTGAGGTCTTGGAGTTTCATTTTTGGAAGTACCATTGCTGCGTGCCTGGGACAACGCCGTGCCGTCCCCCGAAAAATTCGCCCACCGCCTTCACGACCCCTGGCCATCCCGCAGTGTAGTCATCCCCGCAAATGAACCCTCCCCGCTTGACCTTCGGAAACCAAGCCTCCAGGTCCGCAAGCACTGGTTCGTATTCGTGGGCCGCATCAATGTAAACGATGTCAAATTCGCCCTGCTTGAATAGTTTGGACGCAGCAATAGAATCGCAGTTGTGGTCCTTGATTTTGTCGCTTATCGGGGCGATGTTCTGCTTGAACACCTCGTAGGACGGGACCGAGTTGCTGGCCTTGTGTTCGGGTGAACCCTCAAAGTGGTCCACCGCTATCAACTTGTAGTTCTGCCCCCTGCTGACAAACACCTCGTCAAAGATGGCTGTGCCTCGTCCGAGATAGACCCCGATTTCAGCCATAGTGATGCGAGGCTTGGGGGGCAGGGTGTCAAGGATGAATTGAAGGAGTTGGCCTTGTTCCTGTGGGCTGGACCAGCCGAAGATGTGGTCGTGTTTCATCGCTTAAAGATTTCTTTGATGTTCCTACTGTTGTCCTGATAATTGTTGGATAGGTGATAGACCTTGCAATGGTCCGCAAGTTCGCCCTGCTCGGTCATCTCCAGCATCGGCTTCAGTTCCAAGGACCAAATGGGTAGGGAGGCAAGGGATTCACGGTAGAGGCCGTTGTTCGGTATAATCTGCAACGCTTGCGGGTTGCGGCTCAACACCTCGGCGAGCCGCTTGGTACTGAACATCCAAAAAGCGTGGTAGTTGATGTAGAACGGGAGGCTTGCGTAGGTCTTCCCGTTCCACTCCCTCCACATATTCGGTGTGGGATTGAATGTAATGTCGGGGCTAAATTCGCCTTCCACATTGGGGTAGGTTTCAATCCGAGTGAAGGACGGGTACAAGTTGTCCTCAAACATTGAGTCGAACTGCTTGGTGAAGTTGACGAATCCCTCCTTGGGGAGCATCATGTCGTCCTCAAAATATGCCACCCAGTCAAAGTGCCGATACACCTCTGCAATCCTGTTGCGGTGCTTGCTGGTCAGTTCCCAAGGGTGTCCCATCGCCGTGTGGGCGTGGAAGGTGACGGGAAAGTGAGCGAGTTCTTGCGCTGCTTGGGGGTCGTTGGTGTCCACGAAGATGTCCGACTGCACAGGGTAGGACTTGATGGCCTCAATGACCTTGGTCAAGTTCTCCACCCTGTTCGGATGGTGGTGGTAGGCGATATTGGCGAGCAGTTTCATGGTTAGAATGTGATGACGAATTTACTTGGGTCGGGCCATCCTGGGTTGGGGTCGTACACGGTCATCCCTTCCCGCTTTCCAATCCAAGTTTCGGCTTGGTAGCGGTGTTCCCTTACGGGTTCGCCAAGTTCCCGCACATGGCTTGACTTGGCCCACCAAAAGTTCCCTGCAAAGTAGGGATACCCGTCGGGGTTGTTTTGGTCCGCTATTTGGGGGAACTGCTCGGTGGTGAGCCAATGGGTTCCCACGCAGTCCACTTTCTCCAGTTCCGCAAGGCAACGCTCCCAAGCCACGATGTTAAAGAATATCATAGACCTGCACCACATCTGCTTCACAAGCGACGGGTCAGCGGACCCCTTCGTATGCCCGTAGAGGTAGGCCGCATCCTCGGTTTGGCTAGCTCGGTACATCTCGGTCAGCGTTGCTTGCTCCCATGCGTTCGTGCGGGTGACCACGACCTTGATTTTGGAAGCGACAAGCGAGTTGTCCAAGATTTCTTTCACGACCTTCCGTTGCTCTGGTGGGCCGACGATGCCGACACGAATCTCGTCCAACTGTTCAATCAAGCCGTAATTGCACAGGGCCATCATGTGTTGGTGCATGATTAACTGCCATTGCCCGCCGCCTCCGCAGTAGATGTGGTAGTAATGTACGAGTTTCATTGGGTGAAAAGGAGGGTTAAGATGCAGCCGACAAACACCAAGGCCAGCACGACCCGACCAATGGCGAGAGCGAGTTCAATGATGGATTCAAGGTTCATTTCAATAGGAGGGTCAAGAGTTGGCTGATTCCCAAAGCGAAGAGAAAAATGCCCGCCATGATTAGCAACCAACCGACAACCCGCCCAACGAAAAGCAGGATATCAATGGATTCTCGGTTCATGGGGGTAAAGTTACACCACAAGATACTTGCCCGAGTTGCTGACGGCCAATTTGTTGAGGGCCACATATCGGAGCGCATCGCAGGCGTGGTTGTAGGAATCAATCGGGACACCCGTGTCCTTCCCGTCCTTGTCGGTGGCCCAAGTGTAACTGCGGAGTTCTTTTATCAAGTTCACGGAATCTTTCGTGACATGAAGGTTAAAACGCTTGACCACATCTATCCCCTGCCTGACCGAATCGGGTCCCTTGGATGCGGGCTTGATATTGAATCCGAGGCGATAGATTTCCTCGATTGACTTCGGTTCTGCTGAATCGGCCACAATCTCCCACGCCCTTGTAATGCCGAACTCCTTCAGTCGGGTGGCGATGTCGCTATTGGTCAAGCCCCGATGGTAGAGCAGTTCGTGGACGAACAAGTCATCACCCCTGCGGTACACGGCGACCAATGCGGTTGGGTCCGTGCTGAACCCCCAGTCAAGCCCGTAGGCGACGAATTTCATCGTGGATGGGTCTATACCCTCAACCACCGTGTAGTCCCCGTAGATAGCCCCCTGGAGCGTCCCGACCTGCCCCAACCCGTACACCTTCCACCAGTTCGCCCAGTATGCGGAGGTTTCGGCTTTGGTGCGATTCAGTTCGATGTCGTTGCGGATGGTGTCGGGGAGCGCCTCGTTGTCTTGATAGGTCAGGATGAGGAACTCCGCATCCGCTTCGGGCAAGACCTCCGTATGCGCCCAAAATTCGTGGGTCGGGTTGAAGTCGATGTATATCTCCTGACTTGTCCTGATGGCCAACTGGTAGTACGAATCAAAGTCGATGTTGTTCGCCTCGTTGATGTAAAGTACCTGCCTCCTTGCCCCTCGGAGGCGTGCTTCCGAATCAGCGGAAAAGAACTCAATCGTGGACCCGTTGGCGAAGTTGTACTGCAGCAGGGTCTTGTTCCACCTGTCGGGAACCCAGCGATGCGTCCATTGCATAATCTTGGCGAAGTCCTTAATCGCCCCCCGTCGTAGGTGGGGCACGGATTCGGATACGACCGAAATCTCGGACTTGGGGAACCGAGCAGCGTGGTCAATCAGCACCGCAAGGATGCCGAAGGTCTTGGACGCACTTGTCCCGCCTTGTATCACCTTCTTCCGAGCGGTCATCGCCCGAATCTTGCGGATGGCGGTGGTGTACTTAAAGTCCATCGCCAAAAAGCGGCTGCTCGATGGTGATACTCGTTTCCTGCTTTTCCACCAACCCGTTCAAACGCTGGGTGATGGAGGGGTTGTAGATGCCCGCCATACCTCCCTTGATTTGGTCGGCTCGGATGGCTTCCTTTATGCGCTGGCAGATTGCGGTAAATTCTTCGTATGCTCCCCCTTTGTTGTTGAAATAGTCCCTCCCCC